AGCATGGCCCGACGCTGGCGGCGGTTCTTTCGCAAGACAGCCAAGCAGCGGGACGCTGGGCGCTTGCGTCGGGTGGCGAATACTATGCGGCAGGCGTTGGAACAGGCATCACCGGCTTCCGCGCCGATGGCGCCATCATCGACGACCCGATCCGGTCGCGCGAGGACGCGGACTCCGAGACGGTGAGGGAGCGAACCTGGGAGTGGTACAAATCGGACCTGCTGACGCGGCTGCGCCCAGGTGGCTTCGTGGTGCTCATTCAGACCAGATGGCACGAAGTGGACCTCGCCGGCATGGTGCTCGAGGAGATGGAGCGCGGTGGCGACCGCTGGAGCGTGCTGTCGCTGCCGGCGGAGGCCGAGGAGAACGACCCGCTGGGCCGCGCGCCCGGCGAATGGCTGTGGGATGATGCCTACGGCTATGCCAGGTTCCTGGCGCGGGAGAAGGCCACCCAGATACCGCGCAACTGGTCGGCGCTCTACCAGCAGCGCCCGACGCCTGAGACCGGAGACTACTTCAAGGAGGAGTGGCTGCGGCCGTATACGAAGGCGCCGGCGCGCGCCACGCTCAACGTCTATGGCGCGAGCGACTACGCGGTAACGAGCGACGGCGGCGACTACACGGTGCATGTGATCGTGGGCGTCGATCCCGATGGCAAGATGTGGCTGCTCGACCTGTGGCGCAAGCAGGCATCGTCCGATGTCTGGGTCGAGGGCGTCTGCGACCTCGTCCTGGAATGGAAGCCGTGGCTGTGGGCCGAGGAGCAGGGCCAGATCAAGTCCGGCATCGGGCCGTTCCTCGATCAAAGGCTGATCGAGCGCAAGGCCTGGATCGGTCGCGAGCAGTTTCCGACCCGCGGCGATAAGGCGGTGCGGGCGCAGTCCATCCGCGGCCGCATGGCGCTGCAGGGGCTGCACGTCCCGACCGCGGCGCCCTGGTATGCGGCATTCCGCTCCGAGCTCCTGAGCTTCCCGGCCGGCAAGCACGACGACCAGGTGGACGCGCTGGGGCTGCTGGGGCAGCTCCTCGACCAGGTGTCGAGCGGGCGCAAGCCCAAGGCGCCGATCCTCGAGGAAGAGGTCGGCTACAAGCCGTTCGAGAACGAGCCCGTCACCGATAGCTTCCTGGCAATGTAGAGGCACATAATGGCATTCGGCGGCCTTCCGGCACGATCGCAGAGCAATCCGGGCGATCAGCTCCCGAGGCGCAATATTCTCTCGGGCGTCGGCGTGCTCGGCGGGCGGCAATTCGGCGGCGATACCATGGGGCGCAACGCCGCGCGCAATAACTCCGGCTTCAAGTCGCAGACCGGGACAGTGGGCAACTGGGGCACCGAGGCGCCCGACGAATACGACTTCTCGGGCGACGAGGACGGCTATTTCCCGGTCACGCGACTACGGCAACAATATACCGACTATCTGGCAACGAAGGTGCTGGAATATGAGGAGCAGAAAGTCTCGCGCCACTACTATCACGGCGCGCACTGGACGGCCGAGGAAATCCGCATCCTCCGGCAGCGCAAGCAGCCGATCATCACATTCAACCGGATCAACCGAAAGGTTGACGGCATCACAGCGCTTGTGCAGCGACTTCGCCAAGACCCGAAGGCTTTTCCCCGATCGCCTAAGAATGCCGGCGGCGCCGAGCTCGCCACGCAATGCATCCGCGCCGCGCTCGACGGGATGGATTTCAAATACCTCGACTTCGAATGCACCAAGCAGGCCGCCATCGACGGCATCGGCGGGATCGAGCTCAAGTTGATCGAAGGCGACCATGGCGACCCGGATATTGGCGGTGATTTTATTTTCGGCGATGATTTTTTCTACGATCCTCGTTCTTACAAGCCTGATTTTAGTGACGCCCGTTATATGGGCATTGCTAAATGGCTGGACGTGGAGGCGGCGATCGAGCTTTTCCCCGACAAGGAGGAAGAGCTTAGAACCCTCATGGTCGACACGGGCTTCGATCTCACGACACATTCGGATCGCGAGTTCAAGTGGGTCTACGTCAACGAGCAAAGACTTCGACTGATCGAGCACTGGTACAAGCACAAAGGCAAATGGTACTGGGCGTTCTATTGCAGCTTCATTTTGCTTGATCAGGGCGTGTCGCCGTTCCTCGACGAGCGCAACCGCCCGATGAACCGGTATGTCATGTTCTCTGCCGCGGTCGACCACGATGGAGACAGATATGGTTTCGTCCGCAACCTCAAAGGCCCGCAAGACGAAGTCAACCAACGACGGTCCAAGGCGCTCTTTATCTCGAACGTTACGCGCACTTTCGCGCAGAAAGGCTCGGTTGACGATGTGGAAACAGCTCGCCGCGAAAGCTCGCGCCCAGACGGATGGGTAGAATACAACAAGGGCTTCGAGAAGCCGATGCCGGACGATCGGCAGGCCGACCTGGCGGCGCAACTGCAACTCATGCAGACAGCGACGAGCGAAATCGATGGGTTTGCCAACATACGACCCGACGCCATCGGAGCGGATGACTCAACGTTTCATTCAGGGGTGGCGATTAATTACCTTCAGAAGGCCGGCATCGCTGAACTCGGTTCGTTTATATTGGCGTATCGAGCGTGGAAACTGCGTGTTTATCGTACCGTGTGGAATATCGTCAAACGCACCTGGAACCAGGAGCGGTTCATCCGGGTCGGCACCGACGACACCCAAAAGCTGATTCAGATCAACGGTTTCGGCAAAGACCAATTCGGCCGTCCCGGCTTCATCAATGCGATCGGCGACATCGAGGTCGAGATCGTGCTGGACGAAGGGCCGGATAACGCCAACCTGATGCAGGACGCCTACGAGGTGCTGGCGCAACAGCCGCCGGGGACGATCCCGCCGCAAGTCCTGATCCAGATGATGCCGATCGCGGACAGCATCAAGAAGCAGCTCGTGCAGATGATGAGCCAGCAAGACCCGATGGCGCAGCAGGCCAAGCAATTGACCAACCAACGGCTCGGCGCCGAGGTGGACGAGAAGAAGGCCGGCACCATTCACCGCTATGCGCAGGCCGCCAAGGCGGCGTCCGAGGCGCACACCAACGTCACGGCGCTGGTGCATCAAGCCATGGGCATCACGCAGGCGGGCGTGCTGGATGCCAATACACCGGACCAGCCTGGGCAGGGTGGCCAGCAGCCGCCATCTGGACTGCCGCCGCCCGTGCAGCAACCACAGCCCATGCGCGTCCAGCCGTTCGCCCGGCCAGCAGCGCCTCGGCGTTTCGCACCAGCCCCGATGCGGCGGCCAGCTTAAGAGGTTCCCCATGCTCAGATTGCTTCTCGCCGCGCTGGCAACAGCGTGGTGCTCGGCCGCGTTTGCGCAGTCGGCGCCGCTCAAATACGACAGCCTCGCCTCCACCAACTCGACCCTGGTCGTTTCCGGCGCCGTGCAGCTTCGCGTGCTCGGCCTGTTCAATACCACGACCTCGATCTATTGGCTGAAGCTTTACGATCTTGCCGTGGCGCCGACCTGCGGCACCTCGGTCGTGAAGTGGAAGGTGCCGATCCCGTTCGCGGCCTCGAATGCCGGCGGCGGCGCCGTCATGCCGATTTCCGATGGCTTGGCATTCGCCAACGGGCTGGGCTTCTGCCTCACCGGACTGCAGGCCGACAGCGACACCACGGTGGCAGCCACCGGCCTGGCGCTCAATTTCGGCATCAAACAATGAGAATGCTCATAACGGCGCTTCTCATCGCCCTGGCATCGTCGGCGCCGGCGCAACTGCTGACCACGGAATATGGCTCAGGTGGCTTTAGCACCGTCGTGGTCGCCCCCTGCGGCACTGGCACGATCGATGTCAGCGGGACAAATCTGTGCATCCTTCCCTTAATGTTGGGGTTAGCGCGATGAGAAAATGGCTTCTGCGCATAGTCTATGCGGCGATCGTGCTGGCCCCTCCGGTGGCGCTGGCGGATTATCTGGCCACGGCAGGCGGCGCCACCACGGTGTTTGCCTTCGTCTGCTCGGCCACCAAGGTCTGCCCGGCATTCGTGCTGATCGACTCGACCAACGTCGAGAAGGCGACCGCCGGCAACCCGCTGCGGGTCGATCCCACCGGCACTACGCCACAGCCGGTCAATGCAACGCAGACAGGCACCTGGACGGTCCAACCCGGCAACACCGCTAACACGACCGCCTGGAAGGTGGACGGCTCGGCCGTCACGCAACCGGTGAGCCCGACCACTGCGGCGAACTGGGGCATCGGCACCACGACCTACAACAGTGCGCTTGTCGCCAATGGGCAGGTCGCGCTCGGGCAGTTCTTGACCGCCCCCGGCACCCTGACCACCACCAACATGGCGCCGTTCCAGCTTGACGCGAACGGCAACCTCCGCGTCAACGTAATGGTAGGCGGCGGGGGCGGCGGCGGCCTCTCCGTTATGGACACCGCGGCATTCACGGCCGGCTCTTCCAACTTCACCCCTGGCGGCGGCGTGTTCAACGATGCCGCCACACTGACCACCGGTCAGCAGGGCACCTTCCGCATGACCACCAAGCGTGCGCAGGTCATCGACGTGGACACGACCGGCAATCAGTTGCACGCCGACATGATCGCACCCATTCCGGCCTGCGCGGCGAGTCCTTGCGTCACCACCATCGGGCGGATCGGCATCGATCACACCACGCCGGGAACAACCGATGGGATCACTATTTTTCCCGATAGCTCCGCCGGTACTTCCGGCACCACGGCGGTCGCCGGAACGACAGCCTCCAGCGTGGTGGCCAAGGCATCGGCCGGCAATTTGCAGAACGCCTACGTGACCAGCTCGGCGGCCGGCTGGGTCTTCATCATCAACGCGGCTTCGCTTCCGGCCAATGCCACGCTCACGATCGGGACCGCCTCAGGAAACTTGCAAGGATGCTTCGAGCTCCAGAAGGGCGTCACCGATTGGGGCGCAAGCATCAACTACAATCCTGGTCCATGGGAGCACTTCTCGACCGGCATCGTGGTGGCCATCTCCTCGACCGACTGCCCGGTGCTGACGGCAGCCTCGACTGGCAAGTTCCTGCACTCTCAGGCGAACTGACATGCAGGCGCGTTTTCTCACGGCGCTAATTCTGCTGATCGGCATCGTCTGGCTTGCGCAGCAGCCGGCCTCGCGCGCGCAGCTTGGCGTGCTCGGTTGCGGGCAGGTGGGGCAGCGGACGTTGCTGTTCCAGCCGTGCGCGGTAGCAGGCGGCGGTGGCGGCTACGTCGGCCCCGGCAATGTCGTCTCGGGCGCCAAGGCCTGGTGGGGGTCGAGCGGCTACACCTCGACCGACACCGGCAACGCCATGGAAGTCTGCGAGCCGACCAACACGACGTGTGTTAATTGGGCAATCGGCGCTAGCGGCTACGTGACCCCGGCATTAGTAGGCGGAGCCGATTGCACCATGGTGACCTGCACGATACGAACTTTCTATGACCGAAGCGGGAGCAATAGCTGTGGTGGAGCGCCTTGCAATGTGGTGGAGACTTCCGCAACCAATCGCGCGATTGTAGCATTTAACGCAATCATCAGCACAATACCTTGCGCATTCCAGCCTGGAAATTCGGGGAACGGCTATTCCATCGCCACCGGTTTCAACCAATCCCAGCCGACGACTGTACTGGCTGTCACGGAGAGGAACTCTCATTTCACCACACAGGGCGTCTACCTCCAGTCCAACACACTGTACCCGCTCCTGCAAAGCAGCAGCGCGAATACGGTGACCACCTACGGCGGAACGCTGGTGACCGCGACGGCGAGCGACAGCGCGTTCCATTCCATCCAGGCCGTTGACCGCACGCCAAACTCGGACTTCCAGGTTGACAGCACGCAAACGCTCGGCGCCGCCGACCCTGGCGGTGGATCGATGTCCGTCGGTGGCGGCGTGAATGTGCTGTTTGACGGGGGCACGAGTGCTTCGCAAGGGTATATGTGCGATCTCGGGATATGGGGCGTGGCATTCTCCGGCGCCAACCTGACGGCTATGAACGCCAACCGCCATGCAGCCTATGGTGTTTGGTAATGCGGATCATAGCGGCATTCCTGGTCCTGTTTGGGCTTTGTGTCTCCGTAGGAGCTTGGCCGCGGCACGGCGCACCCACCGGCGGCGGTGCGGTAGCCCCTGGCCTCGTGCTCGGCACCTACGGCTCCACCACCGCCTCGGGCTGGACCACCATCGGACCGAGCAACGGCACCCTAGCCAGCGGCGCCTTCACCAACATCATCTACGTCTCCGATTCCATGGGCAGCGACAGCCGCGACGGCTCGACCCCGACCTTTGTCGATGACGGCAACACTGCCCAATTTGAACTCAGCGCGCAGCAGAATCTGTTTGCGAACGATGTCTATCAAGCTCCGAACACAACGCAATTCACGGTCGCTGTAACCAACTCATTCGCAATTAGCGGTTCAGCCGTCACCCTTGCGCAGATGAAAAACCGCACTGGAACTCCCAACGCCAGCGGAACCCTGACCTGCGTCGGCTCCTGCTCCGGCCCCATGACGATGGCATACACCTCTGCCACCCTCGGCATTCATGGCCCGGTCAAGACCTTGGTCAAGGCCGTTGGCGGTGGTGGTCCGGGAGCATTCGATCCCGACAATACCGCTTTGCCACTTTTGAACAATGGCGACGGCACCGGCCTTGGAACTCGCGGCACCTGGCGCACGACTGGGAGCATTGCCAGCAGCTTTGCGTTGCGCAGTGGAAAACCAGACTGGGTATTGCTGCGGATGGGCGATACCTGGACCGGGCAGGCATTTGAGACCGAGTTTATCGGCGGTTCTTCTAACAATTTCACCAAGGCCGGGTTTTCAGAACAGGAACCGATGGTCATCTCGGCCTATGACGAGGCCGTCACGGTGACGACGCCCAATGTCGGATCTGGCACACGCGCGCGTCCAATCGTTCTCGTGCCAACCGGCAGCGCCACTTTTGCGGGCGGCAAACCAGCAGGCAGCGTGCATCTGTTTGCTGGCCGCGCCGGGATACGGCTACAGAGCGGATCTAGTTTTATCGCCATCATGGGGATTGACTTCCAGCAACCGCAGAAAAACCCGAGTGATCCGGCATATGTCGGGCAGGTCAATTTGACAGATGTATCTGCCGTTGACGTTGCGGGCGGAATGACCGGATTGCTGGTCGAAGATGTCCATTCCAGTTGGGGGATGGACGGTGTTTCTGTAGGCGATCAAAGTGGAAACTTTGACATCGTTATTCGGCGCAATCAGATTGATCATTGTTATGCAGTAGGTGCAGGCCATCCAATCGGAGCTTCGATACACAACGTAGGCACCTCCGGCGGCGCGCTCGCGGGGTATTCGTTTGAGGAAAACGTGATCGATCTGTGCGGCTATCCAGACCCCACAGGAATGTTTGCCTTTGGCGACTCCAGATCACGCAATGCCTACTTCCAGGGTAATACCGCATTCGGCAACAGGCGAGGAAACACGAGCACTAGAAGCGGATCAGAGAGTTTCCAGTTTCGCAGTGGCGGCGACATCGACAACAATTTCACCTACAACGGTTTGGGTCTTGATGTCGGACACAAGGAGGGTGAGCCGACATTGACGAGTTCTACGGTTGTCCATAACAACGTAACTGTGCTTCCAATTACTCCTTTTGGAGGCGGGCCTCATCCTACGGGATTGAATTTTGCCAACTCCAACAATGTGACGGCTTCCAACAACCTCATTGCCCATGTGAACGACGGGAGTGCCTTGTTTGCCGCGACCGATAATTATGATGGTGGCATCAATGCCCTGACGACATCCAATGCCGGGACTGGCGGAGCACCAGGCAATTATGGATGCATAGGTGGTACCGATTTTACCGGGGGACATGGAACCAATGCGGGTACATTCAATCTGGTGGTTGGTGCAGGCGGATCAATAACCGGCGACCCGACACTGCAAGAACCGAATGGTAATGAGTTCTTTGCGATCGGAGACGTGCTGACGCCGGTCGCCAATTACCCCAGCCTGCAAACGTCTGGCACGACGATTACCGCCGCAAACAGCGGAGCTACGGTAGGAACTTACGGAACCCCTTTCGGCATATGTCCCGATGATCCCGCCGCAGCATTACCTGGCTTTGCTGGAGGGATCGCACTGACCAATTTCAGTGGCAGTATGGCGGGGTCAGAAGCTCGTGCCACGTTTGTGGTTGACAACTGGAGCAGCATTACACGATTTATGGATAGTGGCAGTGGCTTGTATTTTGCCCAAGCCAACGCCAATAACGCATTCGTTGATTTCGGGGGGAGCGGTGCTCACTCCCTCAACGTAGGCAGCAAAATCCTGGTCAGTGGCGTCACTCCTTCTGCTTATAATGGCACCTGGACTGTAACCGGTATCAATCAACCCAACGGCACGGCGATATGGTCGTTGGGGACCATGACCGATCCCGGTCCCGTGACCGTACTGGGTTCCTTTACCGGATACACGATCATACAGACCGGCAAGAACTATGTGGCCGGTGATGTTTTGACGGCATCATTTGGTGGCGGGACCGGGCTGCGGATCACGGTCAACTCGGTGGCCCATCTGAGCGGGTGGACAGAGACTGTCTCCAGAATACTTTCGGCCGGTACTCATGCACTGACCTTCACCGGCAATACTGTTTTTAATTGGATAGGGGTGGGACCACCCTCAGTTGGCGATGATGGCGGAACGCATGATTCACCTTCACCGGGTGGAGCCGGTACCGGCGCGGCCAACATCTGGACTCCCAACACGATCTGCCCAACCGCGCAGTTCACTGGAGTAATAACAGGAACGAATACCCTAACGACGAGTGCCCTGGTTCAGGGCACGATCGCTATCGGCCAAAGTCTCGCTGGTCCCGGCGTTAGCCCGAGCACCACAATCACCGGCGGCTCTGGCACAAGCTGGACCGTTTCGCCAAACCAGACCGCGCCTAGCGCGACGATGTATTCCTATACATGCGCGCCAACGACGGTTTTCTCCGCTCCATATCGGACTGTACAAACCTATGCAGCTTCGCTCGGTCTGACGGCATCGATCGACGGCTACATGACCGCCGCGCTCGCCAACGCGAAATGGAACTGGACCCAAAATTTAACGGCGGCGGCGCTAAACCACTACATCAGACAGGGCTACGGGATGACGCCGTGACCTACAACGCGCAATTCGCCCACATGGCCGCGCTCGACAAGTGGCCGAAACGGTGGCGCGAGCTCGCCTACGAATACGGCTTCAAGATCGTCAAGGAAATGCGCGACGAGGACGGCGGCTACCACGCCGTCAAGACCGACCTGGAAACATGGCGTGAACGCCGCCAGGACGAACTATTGAGGAATTAAAGCAATGGCACCGAGAACACAGCGGGCAGCAGCGCCCGATACATCCGACGAGGACGAAAGCCTCTTGGTCGCCGCCATGGCCAATACCGAGAGCGAGATCTTCACCGAGGCGATGGGCGACGACGAGGACGAGAATGACGGCGATACCTCGCTCGAACAGATGGACGATCCGGTAGGCGACGACGAGGAGGACGCCGGCGAGGAGGAGGGTGACGAGGAAGGCCAGGAGGAGACCGGTGACGAGGCACCGCAGGAAGGCGCCCGTGAGCCTCCTCCGCAGGAACGCCCGAGTTACCGCCTGCCGCCAGTCGACCCTTCCGCCCAACGCATTGCCGAGCTCGAAGCCCGGCTGGCACGCATGGAAGCGCCCCGGCAAGAACAGCCGGCGCCGCCCCCGCAGGAACTGCCCGACCCCGTCCTCGACCCGGCCGGCTTCCGCGAAGGCATGGCGGCGCAGATGCGGGCCGAATATCAGCAGGCCACCAGAACGGCCATCCTGGAGAACAACTTCAAGGCAACCGAGGCGGCCTATTCGCGTGAGAACCGAAGGGACGAGTTCACGCTGGCAGCAAGCCAGCTAAACGAGCTTTCGTTTCGCGCCAGGACGGACCCGAATGCCGCGGCTACGGTACGCGGCATCGTGAACGCACCCGATCCCGGCTACGCGCTGATGCAATGGGCCGAGGATACCCTCGACCTGGAGAACTTCCGCCAGGAGCAGGCGGAACGCAACCGCGAGCAGGCAGCACGCCTGCTCGGCGTAGACCCGGCAGACCTTGAAGGCATTGCCCCGCAACAAGCGCAGCGGCGTCCATCAGAGAGCCAGCAACGCGGTCAACAGGACCGCGCGCCCGCACAACGCGGCAGGGGGACTAGTCCCCGGCTTCCCTCATTGAACTCAGCAGGCGGCGTCGGACGCGAGGGCGGCAATAGCCGTAACCTCGACCCGCGCGGCTTCGACGGTTCCGAGGAAAGCATCTTCCGAGACGCATTCAACTAGCTACGCTTCGCGCTTCCCGGCCTAGCCGGTTCGGCGCGCTCCGCTAAGAAGTCCGTAGCCAACCCTTGAAGGGGTCTGGCCATGGCCATCACTACCGTACAAGCCCAAAATAAACTCATCGTCTTCCGCAAGGAAGTCACACGAGAATACATCCGGCAGAACCTGTTTAGCCCGTATGTGGGCACAGAACTCACCGCGATCATCCGCGTCATCAATGACCTGAAAAAAGGCGGCGAGCAGATCAATATCCCGCTGGTCGCAAGGCTCAAGGCCAACGCGATCTCGACCGGAACGCTCGTCGGCAACGAAGAAAATATCGACAATTTCGGCGATCGGATGTGGATCGACTGGGCGAGAAACGCCGTCCGCATCCCGAAGTCAGAAGAGCAGAAGTCGAGCATCGATCTATTCGGCCAGGCGCGTCCGCTGCTCGAAGACTGGGGCAAGGAGCTCCAGCGCAACGAGATCGTGGACACGTTCAACACAATCCCGATCCAGAACACACAGCCCGCCGGTCTCGGCTCTGCCGGCGGCCAGCGCGTCAACGGCGCGTTTTTCGACGCGGCAACCCCAGCACAACGCAACACATTCACCACCGACAACAACGATCGCATCCTGTTTGGTGGCAGCCAAGGCAACCTGTCGCCCGGCAACTGGGCAACCTCGGCCGCTAATGTCACGTCCGGCATGACCTTCAGCGCCGCCGCGGCAAATAAGATGAAGCGGCTGGCCAAAAAAGCCAACCCGAGGATCAGACCCTACAAGCTGAAAAACGGCCGGGAATATTTCGTGGTCTTCGTGGGGTCTAATTGCTTCCGCGACATCCAGCTCGACACCACGATCATCAACGCCAATACCCAGGCGCGTCCGCGTGAAGGCGACGGGCTCGACAAGAACCCGCTCTTCCAAGACGGCGACCTGCTCTACAACGGCATGATCTTCCGCGAGATCCCGGAGTTGGATATCCGGCTGCCCACGACCTACACCACCGCAGGCGCCGGCGGCATCCAGATCGCGCCCGTGTTCATGTGCGGACAATCCGCCATGGCCTGGGCATGGGGCAGAATGCCTCGCCCGACGTTCTTGAAAGAGGACGACTACCAGTTCTTCCGCGGCGTCGGCGTCGAAATGGCCTATGGCCTCAAGACCATAGCCAAGGCGAACCCGGCCGGAAACTACAAGAGCTGGGGCATCTTCTACGGGTATTTCGCCTCGGCGAATGACACATAAGAGCCGCGGCTGCCCTCGCGGTTCTATCGGCCCGGCGCTGCTGCTCGTCAGGAGACGGCAGCGTCGGTTCCGCCGTTCCATCCACATCAACGAAAGCCAATCCCATGAAGAACTTGATCTCGCGGGTGAGCGGCGGATTACTTGCCGGCCTCGCTCTTGCTCTGCTTGTCGTCGGATCTGGGCTCTATGTCGCGGCTCAACCCGTGTTCTCGCCGCGCATATTCCCGACCCAGCAAGTCCACTACATGCGGTTCCCGGTCAACTTCAATTCCTGCCCACTCCCTGCC